AAAAATCAAAAAAAGCAGGGTTTTCTATACCAGGAAGTAGAACATTATCCAATCTTTCTAGGTCTGCGGATAAATATGGTGATCTTCATTTCATATCTTTTTATTCAGCAATATTGGCGCGTTTAGCATACACAAATGATAATAATTTTTTAAACTTCTATAAGTCTATTTTTGGCCCCATAATACCATCTGAGTTGATGAAGTCAATGGACCAAATTACAGACTTTAAAGATATTTTGAATGATGAAAAAATGTTTAAACTTAAGGGAGAAAATAAAAATAAATTTAAAACTTACACATACAAGGATCAACTATTTGTAGACTTTATTGGTGAAGGTATGCCTCAAAATGCAAATGTTGCAACTGGAGAAATTAGTCAAGCGCGTTCACCCACCGACACTCCAAAACCCAAAGGAGTAGTTGTCGATAATGTAGTTAAATATATTTCTATTGGTTGGTCAAATTACGGAGAGATTTATGTTTTAGCCGATAAAAGAATGCCAAAGTCTATTTTTGTTATTTTTCGAGGAACATATAGCGCAAAAACTGCCGCATTATATAGCAAACCTACATCCGCTGTACCTCTTCAAGTTTGTCTCGATTCTAACGGAAAACCAGAATCATACCTTTATGGTATATTTAAAGCGTCTGTTGAAATGATACATACTATTATTGAAAGCATGCGCTATTTGGCAACAGATTTTTTAGGCGCAAAAGATTCTAACTCTGTTAAAGTTATTACTACAGGACATTCGCTTGGAGGTGCAATGTGCAGCGACTTTGCTTATTTGTGGGTGAATAGTATAACAAAAACACCTCCATATAATAGTTCACCTTATGATGTTTTAAGCAAAAAAATTATATGTATTAGTTTAGGTTCGCCTCGTTGTTTCAACACAAATATTAGTGAAAAATTTTGCAATTATGTAGAGTCGGGAAATATTGTTTATTTAAGAATTACTACTCGCGGTGATCCAGTTCCTGCATTACCTCCGTCCGCTACTTATTTCTCTCATGCATGTTCTGATTCTAATTCTGTTAAAAAGGGAATGAGAGAAAAAGTTTCAGAAGATTGTAATGCTACTTTAACTGTTAGACCTTTCCCAAACGTTGATTACAAAGCTAACTTAGATTGTCAAAATTATAAAACAAGAACTTATATTCCTAACGTGTTATCACACACAATTTATTTGGATATTATGTACACAAATGCAGTAGATATACCGAAATTTGCAAAAGGGATTGCTTTTCAACAAGAAGTCAAACGCACACCTAGTGGGGGTACTATTGGAAGATTAATTATTGGATCCGATGAAGGATATAAAGTTGTATTTTTTGATGTAAATGCTTCACGTTCAAAACCTACAAACATAGATGCTGCCGAATCTGCAGCGCTAACTGCTTTAGGAGAAACGCCCATTGATGAAAAAACTTTTTCTACTGAACCAATATCAGGACCAACAACCGCTGCTATGGCCGCAGGTGGATATAGAGGCGGAATTGGTGGTGCAATTTCAGAAGATGTAAGAGTTGATAAAAATACATTTGATAAGTTAGTAAGTTTATCAGTACCTATTAAGGGATCAGATAAGTGCCCAATGTTGTATTCTGATTATCAACTTTTTAGCAGTTTTTCAAATACACTTATGCCAACTTTGCAATGCGCACCAAAAGTTGGAGGAAGAAAAAGAAAACATACACGAAAACACATGAAAAAAAATAAAAGATTTATGAAAACTAAAAGGAATAGACGTTAAGACAAATTGAACACTGACTTTTCTTTATTATAATACATTTCTCGGAAGTAACCTGTTACGCGCCCAAAAAGTGTAGAAATAGTCATTTTACCCACTCTTATTACAATAAATTTGCCATTATCTAATTTAAACCACGCGGTTCCACAATAAGATGGGTCGACAACATTGTAGGGAATTTGTTTTATCCTTGGTCGTTTTTTAAGCATTTTGTATCGAAAATCATTTTTTGGTATTTTATGAATGTTAATATATTTTCCATTTCTCCACAAACCTTCACCAGTGTACAACTTTATAACATCAACAATTTCTTTTGGTAGCTTTTTAATTAGCTCGTGTGTCATTTTTGATTTTATATTTTTTTATTAAAATAACTCAATTTTAATAAAAATTTTTAATGATGTCTGCGTTTGTGACGACGAGTTTTGTGGTGTCTTTTTTTATGTCTTTTGGCCATACTTTTTTTTACTCCTGTAACGGCATATCTGGACGTTTTTTTTAAAATATTAAATGTGTTTGTTACACCCTTTTCTACAATTGGTGCACCTGTAATTGCAACGTTTGTAACAAGTTTTCCAACGCTTTCTAAACCATCCTCAACCTTTGGTAAAACTTTTTCCGATGTTGTTCGAATATTTTTTAAACTTTTACGAAAAAAGTTGTTTTTACGCGCGTGTGACTTTGCCATTATAAAATAAGTAAATAAAATATATTTATTGTCGTATATTAATGGATATTCAAGATAAATCTTTTGCCCTAAAAGTTGGTTTTTTTGTTGGTCTTTTATTGCTTTTAATTTTATTGTTTAGCATAAATGGATGGACATATGCAAATCAACCACCAGTTGAGTTAAAAAAAGTTGTTGTTATTGAAAATATGTCAACTGATCAAGAACAAGATAAAGAAATAGCATCTTTAACTGATCCAAGTAAAGGGTTTTGCGAAACATATCGAGGTAAAAGCCATGAATTAGAAGGTGAATGCAATAAACTAACTAGTGAAAGATGCAATACAACTGATTGTTGCGTTTTTACTAGTAATTCAAAATGTTCTGCTGGAGGAATAAGTGGTCCCACTTATAAAACAGACGAAAAGGGTAATATGATTTCTATTGATTACTATTATTACAAGAATAAATGTTTTGGAAAATGTAAATAATAGAGTTTATAAAAAAATTGATTTAAGAATGAAACATAATAAATATATTACATTCATATATTATACACACAAGATGATCATCCCCATTAAATGTTTTACATGCGGTTGCGTTTTAGCAAACAAATATCGTTACTATAAGGAAGAGGTAAGGAAGAAGAAACTCGCCAAAGGTATGGAAGATATAGAGAAAGTTTTGTATTTAACAAAAGAATTTAATGAAAAAACACCCGAGGGAGAAGTTTTAGATGATTTAGGTCTTACAAAAATGTGTTGTAGAAGACATATGCTTACACACGTCGACATTGAATAAAAGATGAATAAATTTTTATATAATAAAAATAAATCGCGTAATAATTTTTATTATAATTACTTTTTTTACTCATTTATATATATTAACATGAAGAGTTATAAAAAAACACATAAATCCAAAACCCAAAAAATCTATAATATGAAGGGTTGCAGTTTAGCCAAATGCAAAAAAGGCGGTAAAAGATGTAAAATGTGTTGGGGCATTCAAAAAGGTGGTTGTGGTTGCGCAATGACTGGCGGCAAAAGATCACGAAGACATAAAAAAATGTTGGCTTATCCCGCTTCAAATGCTGCATCTGAATCCGCATTTGCAAGTGATTATTTAGCATATACTGGAAAGGGTGGACAAAATCCAAATTTACCTTATCCAAATGGTTCTACTCCTACAACTCCTTTCAATTATGAGTTTCCTCCTGGAGTTAGCCAACCACAAGATTTGCGCGGTGGACAACCAACAGAAGGTGTTATAAATGAAGCTCTTGTTTATGGTGCAAATTCAACAATGGGAGGAAAACGTAAAAACAAACGCGGGGGAAATAGTGGAAAATGGCCTGATGGTTTGACAGGATCACCTTGGGGTGGAAATGTTTCTCAATGGCCTGGTGTTGATGGAATATCAGGAGATCGAAATTATCTGGCGTACAATAATTACAAATATGATCCTCAAACACAAGGAGTCATTAATGGTAGAGCTTTATCTGGAGGAAAGACGCGCAAAAGACGAGGTGGTGGTTTAATACCCCAGGATTTAGTAAATTTGGGACGTCAAGCAATGTTTGGTTTAGGTAGTTCGTATAACGCGTTAATGGGATATCAAGCGCCAGTAAACCCGATGCCATACAAAGATCAAATAGTTGGTACTCCTAATGTTAATCATTTTCAATATTATCGTTTATAATTTTTTTTCTAATTATAATTCATAATGGCATTTCCTAAAAATCTTAAAGAATTATGCACACCATCTTTGATATATTTTTTTATTTCTATGTTAGGCTTAGCAGTTGCAGTAATACAAAACTTGGGAAATACTAAAAGTTATACCTTAGGTTCTTTTTCGTGCAACGTTTCAAGCACAATTCTTGTTTTTATTGTTAAACTCATTTATATTCTTTTCTGGACATGGATTTTGAATTTAATTTGCAGAGATGGTTACTCCACCATTTCCTGGTTCCTTGTTCTTTTTCCTTTTATTCTCTCTTTTGTTTTATTGGGAATTCTTTTGCTTAGTTAAATGCAACTTTTTAATATAAAAACAACTTAAAAAAATTAAGTTGTTTTTTAGTTTTGTACAACTTTTTTAAAAAGTTGTATTAATTAAATACCTTGTATGCTGATATACCCATTGCTATAAACATAATAACCATAGCAAAATAATCATCATATGACGTAGGACTTATAAACATGTATTTATTTGAAAATATTTGAACTCCAAAAGAAGTTAAATAACCATATAATAATAATTGCGCAGGATTCAAATACTTATTAGCAAGCCTTAAATAAGGAATATAAATTAAAACATTCAATGTAGCCCAAAATTCTGATGTTAATATCTTATAAAAAATGGAGGAATTTTCCATAAATGGTAGTGTTTGCATAAATGTTCCAATTAAAGCAATAAATGATGAGATAACTGGTAAAATAAATATAAATATGTACATAAATAAACTTTCCATTTAATATATCAAACTATAAAAATTTTATATAGCAATAAATATATAGAAAATGGAATCACAAGTTATTAATTATATATTATTTTTTACATTGTTTGTAATTGGACAATCTCTTGTTATGATTGGTTCATTTATCTCTCTTCCATATAAAAATTTATCAATGTGGGAATCTTTAAAAATGTCATTGCCATTTGTATGGGCTGATTGGCTCTTTTTAACTTTTGCTATTATGTTGTTACATAAACATTCATTACTAACAAACACCCAGTTTTTATTTACTTTAATTGTATTTCAATTCGGTGCAACATTACTAATAAACAGATTTTATTTGAAACAAAAAATTAATATTAGTGATTATGTGGCTATTGGTTTGTTAATTATTGCATATATTATTTCAGAATTGCATTTATTTTCTAAATTGTTTGGTTTACCAATTCCCAAGCACGAAGATGATAAAAAAAAGAGAGATAAAGAAATAAAACAAATAATAAAAGACTAAGAAAATTAAAAATTATATATTCTTAATATATACACAAAATGGTAAATATTAAGAATGGAATTTCGTATGAAATGAACGGCTGGAGATATATTTCAGTTAAAGGAACGCCTAGAGAAAGAGGTTTTGCGCATGGATATTATGCAGCAAAAGATTTTAAAGAGATTCAAAGAATGATGAATTATTCAGTTCTTGAAGATTTTGGAAAACCATGGAGTTTTTTTATTGAAGCAAGTAAAACTGCATTAAAACCTACTATTATGCAACATTTTCATGAATTTTACGAAGAGATGGAAGGAATTGCAGAGGGTTGCAAGGCTGGTGGAACTGAAACTACTATTGATGAAATTATTGCCTGGAATAACAATATCACTTTACTTGATTGTTGGTATCCTAGCACACAAGCTGCAAGTGGAGGACCTAAATTGGGTTCTGAAGGCGGCGCGAAAGATCGTTGCAGTGCGTTTATTGCCACGGGAGATTACACCGAAGATGGTAAGATAGTTATCGCGCATAATAGTTTTGTTCAGTATATGGATGGACAATTTTATAATGTTATTCTTGATATTACTCCAACAAAAGGTCATAGAATAATTATGCAAACTGCACCTTGTTGCATCTGGAGCGGAACAGATGTTTTTATAACTAGCAAAGGAATCATGGGAACAGAGACAACTATTGGTGGATTCAATGCGTACAAAAATAATTATACAATTGCATGCCGAATAAGGCAAGCTATGCAATATGGTAATAACTTAGACGACTATGTAGAAATATTGTTGAAAGGAAATTCTGGAGATTACGCAAATGCGTGGCTTTTTGCTGATATTCATACAAATGAAATTATGCGTTTTGAACTAGGTTTGCAATATCACGACGTTAAACGCACAAAAAATGGTTATTATTATGGTGCAAACTTTGCTTTTAGTCCTGAAATTCGCAATCTGGAATGCTCAGATACGGGTTATTGTGACGTTAGAAGACATCAAGGAGCAAGACAGGTAAGAATACCAGATTTGATGGAAGAACATAAAGGTAAAATCAATATTGAAGTTGCAAAAAAAATTATTTCTGATCATTATGATGTTTATTTACACAAGATCAATCCTTGTTCTCGCACAGTTTGCTCTCATTATGACCTTGATGCTAGAGAATATATGTCTGATCCTAGCAGACCCAAACCATTTCAAGCACGTGGTGTTGTTGACGGAGCTGTAATGGATACTGCTTCAGCAAAAAAAATGGCATTTTATATGCGTTGGGGAAATTCATGTGGAATTCCATTTCACGCTAAAGAGTATTGCAATGATCATAGGCAATGGTCTCAATTAGCTCCATATTTGAAAGATCGCCCTACACAACCATGGACATTTTTTACAATTACTGATAATTATAGCAAAAAATTAAAAACTTTAAACTCAAAACCTAAAAAGACCGGAAAAAAGACACGTAAAAACATGTAATTTTTACTTATTTTTTTCTTCTTTAGTAGAGTTAGTTTTTTGTTTTTCTATTTTATTTTTACGCAATTCTTCTTGTATTCGCAATGATTTATTGTTATAAGGCTCTTTGTATTTATTACCTTTTTTTTCTTTACGGGTTTTTGGTTCTTGACGATCCATTGTGTTTTATTTTACTTTTAATATAAGTAGAATAAAATGATTTCACTTTTTTTTATTATTCAAAATTAGTAGAATTATGAATTAATTTTTTATACAAACTTGTATAAACATTTTGTATTTTATCATATTTCATATTGAAAAGTCCATTTACTTTTTCTAATGGAATACTTTCAACTACTGCTTTATCCTGCATAACTGTAGTACTCATCATATCTGTTGTAAAATAGTCTCCAATACTATTTAAAATTTTACCAAATATAGAATCATCATTGGTATGCCAAAAATTTCTATATGTTTTTACAAATAATCTTGTATGTGTAATATTTAATGGTTGTGCAAATGTCATTACAGTACTTACAAAATTACCAAAAATTACTCTCGCTATTGTTGTATGTGGTAAAATAAACTCGTTTTCTATTAACAAATCTTCCATTTTAAACATTTTTTTCACCATAGAATTTTCACCAGATTTATAGTTATATGTTGTTTTGTAATGAAATGGAAAATCACCAACTAAATATGGCGGGACTTCTTTAGTGGGTGCTGGATTTTTTGTGTTACCAAAAGTATGAACAAATCCTATATGCATTACATCTAATGAATTTTCACTTACAACTCTACCATATGCATTGAAATTTCTATTCAAAAATATAGATTTGAATGAAGTATTTCTACTTTCAGGCTCATCAAATATTTTAATATCATTGGTCTTATAAAACTTTTCACTTACTATATTCATGTAAAGCCAACCATTTCTAGCAACAACTGGATATGTGTTTAAATTTTGACAAGCAGTATTTTGAAAATTTGGTAATCCGGGCACGACTTTTAATGTTCCACTTGTATCAAATTCATACGCATGATATGGACACACAATATTGTTATTTTTTAATTTTCCAATTGAAAGTGACGCACCTCTGTGAGTACATGAATCATCAACTGAAAAATAATCTGTACCATTATTCCAAAAAGCATAATTTTTTCCCCAAATAGATATTTTGTTAATTGTATTTTTTTTTACTTTATTTACTTCTCCTATTACATACCAATTCAAATTGTATTTATCATTTTCACTTAATGTTTCTTGATTCGAAAAAGTTTTCTTTTGCTCATATTCTATTTTTTCAAGTTTGAATTCATCTTGCAATATATTTTGAGATTTATCATTTTTATTTATTTTTGTAAATGGTAATATGTGAACAAATCCATTTATACAATTTACAAAAATAAAATAAGCAAAAATAGGCAAAATGCGCATGTTATACCATAATACAATATTATCTTTAATATAAAATTAAAATAGATTCTTTACATTTTTAATGAAATTTATTGTGTCAAATATTTCTTCTTTTGTAGTTTTGATATCTTTCATGTATTGATATGGTTTTTGCAAGACGTCTTGAATTAAAGCTATATCGTCTTTATAAACTCCAGTCATGGGCACATAAAAATCTTTCACATATTTTTCTATATTTTTACAACCAAGATAAATTGGAATTGTTCCACACATAATAGGACTTATAATTTTTTCTGAAAAATATTTATTACTTGTAAAGTTTTCAATACTAATTGTAAATATATAATCATCATATGGCTCCGTGTTATCAAAAACACCCTTTATATTTGGTCTATTTCTCAAATGGTCAGGCAAAAATTGACATCCTCGACCATAAATATCAATTGGTAAATTATTGTTTATAATATGAACAATTAAAGCATGTCTGTATTTATGACCCGGTGCAGAGTTTTTTTCACTAAAAATCATTGACATTACATTTTTTTTATTTATTACTTTTTCTGGAGATGGATGATCAAACCACATAAATCCATGATGTTCTACAAATGGTTTTTTAAGTCCATTCTTGTCTCCAATAAAATATTTACCTATATTTGTTTTTGCATATTCTATAAATTCTGGCGTCAAAGATAAAAATGATACTGGTTCACATGCAAGTCCAAGAACATTGTTTTTTGGTATTTTTAACTCTGGCATAGCTTTATTTAAAATAATTGCATGTGTATAATCGTCGTTGCATGTAATATAAATTTCTTTATCTTCGCCATAATTTTCAATAAGGTGTGATTTGCAAACTTTTTCAAACTTTTCTTTGCAAACTTCACTGGTGCAAAAATCAGAAAAAACTTTAATTTTCATTGTTGTCATTTTATATATTTTGATTATAACGATTATCTTCAATATTTTTTAAACATAATTATATTTTTTTACAAAAGTATAAATCAAATAAGAAAATATCATTATAAAAAAATATGCCTAATATAATATAAATGGATACCATATCTTGGAAACTAATTGATATATATTTTAAAGATAACCCAAATAACTTAGTAGCTCATCATTTAGAGTCATATAATCGTTTTTTTAATAGTGGAAT